TGTGTGGAGTAATCGGGCTGTGGGTTATTGCAGTAACCCACCAGCCAACTTAAACGAATCCCAAAAGTTTTTTATTGCCGTCACTGGCAAGGGATTCATGCAACCAAAAATCGTGTGTGGAGACTGTTATGGGTTACTGGAAGTTTACGAACGCTGAGGCGTTAGCAGCATGGGATAAGACGCGTGCTGATGAAGCACAGATGCGTAAAGAAGCGGCAGAGCTGACTGCACTAATTGGCGGCAAGCCAGTTTTCAAAAGCGATATCACGCGCTCAACCTTCTACGGCGTGAATTTTGATGCTGCACCTTACCTCGCTAAAGAGCTGTGGACAGTACCAACGGGTAACACTGGTTATGCGTCCTGGCCGAAAGCCAGACCACCTAAAGGCCTTAAGGAAGAACATGCCGCAGTTAAGAAGCTGTGGAGTGACAACTACCCGAAAACCAAAGTCGACAACGACAAACTTTATGAAGCTATAGGTCTGGATTGGGGAATGCTGGTTCTGTGTGGACTCACTTTATTCCGCCATGGTGATGCCATTTACATTCAGACCAGTGCGACGCCCAAAGATGGATTTGGCGCGGTTGAGATCGTTGGTAGCGAGTTTGATAAAGCACGTAGGGAGTACAGCGATGCAAAAGCCTGATGATCATATCACCGTTGGCATCATTACCCTGCCCTATAGCCACATCCTGAACGGCTGGATTATGCCTGATGGCTCGGTAATCAGTAATCCCATTAAGGCTCAGAACGAAGCTGAGCGCCTTAACAGCACCATCACCATTCACTGAGGGCGATGACATGCATCACTCCAAAACGAATAAAGAAGTCGTCGCTGCAGGTCACCAGTTCGCTAGAAACATCGGTGCAGAGACGCCTCTGATTGAAATGGCAAAGATGGTGACTGAGCTGTCATCGCGTCTCGACGTCGCCACCGTTCGCGCCAATCTCATGGCTGCAGAGGTTCTGCGTATCAACAGCGTGCTGCCTGACACCATTACCGCACTTCAGGCTGCCGGGGCAGATATGACCCTGATTGATGACCTGAACGCAGCGATAGCCACTCCAGCCAGTGATCAGTGGATTCGCACATTGCGTGGTGAGGCATTCGGCGAAGCACGCCGCGCTGTAACAACGCTGGGTAACCACCAGCAGCCCGGTATTTCACATGCGATCAACATCATTTCTCAAATGGAAATGGATTTACTCCGCACACGCACGGCAACGCTGAAGGTGGTGTCATGAAAAAAGTCGCCCAATTCCGGCGCAGCAACGGGGCTAATGCCGGATTCAGTGAAAAGTTAGCCTGGCAGTTATCAAAAGGACCGGCAACGGGCCGGGAGCTGGCAGAACGTCTTGGCATGACCCTGAGTGAGTTCAACCGTTTAGTTCTTCACATTATGCGCCGCGGTGGTGAAACACTGCAGGTCGAAGGCACGAATCAGGTCTGTCTGGGTGGTGGCTCTATTGACCGCACTTACACCCTGGTCAGAAATCCACGCCGTGTTGCTCGACCACCACGCAAGCCAATGGTGATCAACCACAGGAATGACTGCTCTGAAGACGCAAAGAAGCGCAACTGTGAAGCAGCAAAACGCCGCGCCCGACTGATTGCCAGCGGGCTGTATCTGGAATGCATGGGATAAGGGATAAGAGAATGAGCTCAGAACATAACCACGATGAAATGCAGCGCCGCACTGCTGCATGTGTTAATGCATTTGAAGGCATTCCGACTGAACGAATTGTGGGTAAAAACTTAGGCGAAATCCTTGCCGGCGAAATGCGACTTCATGGCGCAGGGCCTCGTGCTGATGGCGGATTCGGCTTCGAGTTTTCTGGCGGAGTCTGCCAGTTATTGGCTGAAGCTTATGCCGAACAATTCAGGCAATCGGGTGCCATCAACTATCTTGAGTTGCTTTTTCAGCACTCAGAAATAGGCCCACTTACCATCACGATGCAGCGTGTTGAAGGTCTGACACCTGCCCAGAAGTTATCCCAGGCTGAGGCACAGCGTGACGCGCTGGCGGCTGAGGTGTCGGCAATTCGCGAGCAGGCAGAGGAGGTTTATGCCGCTGGCTACAACCACGGCCACCTCAACACCGTTGACGGAATCGCGTATGCGCCGCCTGTAAAGGATGAGTTCTACCACAATGCGCTACAGGTGATGCTGGAGGTGGATACCCCAGCCACCGACGCCTACCTCAACTCTGTGCGGGCTGAGGGTGTGGATGATCTGGCTACATTTGCCGGTGAGCAATATCAGCAGCACGTTGGCGATAAAGCCCAGCAGAAGAAGTGGAAGAGCATCGTTTTCCTGTGCACGCAGTTCGCCACCCAACTCCGCGCCGGTAAGGATGGTGAGTGATGAAGCTGAAAATGATGACGCTTGATGGCTCTACCATCATCGAAACCAATGCGGTAACTCAATTCAGCCCTGATCAGGTTCATGGTGGCAATTACACAAAAATTGAAACGGTCAACTCTGACGGGACCTTTTCAGAAGCCGTTGTCAAACATGATTTCTACCAAGTAACCCAAGCTCTCGCTACTGCGTGGTCAATGGATGAAAAGGCGGTGCGCCATGCTTGAACGCCCAATCATCTTTAACGCCGACATGGTTCGTGCAGTTCTCGACGGCAGAAAGACGCAGACGCGCCGGATCGTAAACGGTGTGCCGTCCAGTCACGATTTCCACGGTTGGGTTTTAAGTAGCACCAGCGCGAAAGATGAAGGTAAAGCCTGCTGGGCTATTGGAAATTCACCGCTACTGAACAAACCAATACGTGTTCGTTGTCCGTTCGGTGCAGTAGGTGATCGCCTGTGGGTGCGTGAGACGTGGATGCCAGATGCTCCGCGTAATGGAACATGGGCTGACGTGGAGTTCTACGGCTGCAAAGGGTCGCCACTAAGCATGATCCCCAAACGCTTCCGTAAACCAGAGCATTGCATTCATCGCGCATCTTGGGATGGTAGCGAAATGGTTGGCTGGACTCCTTCAATCCACATGCCGCGCTGGGCTTCCCGCATAACGCTGGAGATTACCGGCGTTCGTGTGGAGCGGCTGCAGGATATAAGTGAGCAGGACGCAGCAGCTGAGGGCGCGTCCACTGAGCTTTCCCTGATTGGTGAAAAACATTATTTGGGGTATCGCTCGCTATGGAAATCCATCTACAGCGCTGACAGCTGGCAGGCTAACCCCTGGGTGTGGGTGATTGAGTTTAAGCGCCTGGAGGTGGAGTGATGGCGCTCACTAAAAAACAGCGCGCTGAGTTGCGCGTTAAATTCGGCGGCAAATGTGCGTACTGCGGCTGTGATCTTCCTGATAAGGGGTGGCATGCGGATCATGTCGAGGCTGCATTGCGAAAATGGGAGTTTGGCCCTCGCCGCCAGGATGGAACACGCCGGACAGTAGCAACAGGCGAACACTGGCGTCCTGAGAATGACGTTATCGGAAATCTATTCCCAGCATGCGCACCTTGCAACCTCTTCAAGGCTACTTTCACGCTGGAGTGTTTTAGAGAGCAAATAGCAGCACAGGCTGAGCGGGCAAGATTGTACAGCGTCAATTTCCGCACAGCGGAACGTTTCGGCTTGGTTGAGGTGGTAGATAAACCAGTGGTGTTCTGGTTTGAGGTTTATCGGGAGACAGCTGATGCCTAAATCCCCTGCCGAACGCAAAGCCGCGCAGCGTGCCAGACAGGCCGCTGCCGGTGGTAAAAAGCTGGAGCTGGCGCTGGATAGTCAGGAACTGGAGATGCTGGCGCATAACTGCGCCGCACGCCGCCCCGGTCGTGAACCGTATGAGCTGAACGAGTACATAGCGCTGTTAATCCGGAAGGATGCCGCTGAGCTGGCGCAGCAGCTGGAGGTGCTGGCCCACCAGCAGTGCGGGAAGTGCAAAGAGCAGCTGCCGGTGCAGCCATGCCCTTGCCAGGGTGAAGTTGCGTGCTGGGCTACCAACGGCTGGCACGAATTGAAATTGAGTATCAACACGCCGTGACCTGTCACGGCTAACAACCTGATGCAGCAGGAATGTGTGGAGAAACTATATGCCTGATATCAATAACGCAATTATCTCTGATGCCGATATCGAAAAAATAACCGGCTATAAAATCCCGTCTAAGCAATGTCAGTGCCTGAAACAGGCAGGTATATTTTTCGTTGTCCGCCGTGATGGTCGCCCACGGACAACCTGGCAGCATTTTAATGACCCAATGTCGTCGCGCAAAGCCCCAGAAATGAATCAACCTGAACCCAACTTCGGAGCATTGGATTAATGGCTCGTGTTCGCAAAAATAGTGCTGATGCCTGGATGCCGCCGCGTGTTTATCGCGGCAAATCGGCCTATGAGTTTCATCCCAAAAACGGAGGCGCTATACGCCTCTGTGCACTGGATGCAGCTCAGTCCTCAGTATGGTCTGCATATGAGGCGCTGATCAATGAAATACCTGACGACAAGCTGCTGGCGTCACTGGCTGAACGTTTTTTCAAATCGGCTGATTTTTTTGAGCTTGCTCGTGAAACACAGCGGGATTACCTAAAGTATTCAAAAAATGTTTTGGCTGTCTTTGGTGCCATGCCCTCTGATGCAATTCGTCCTGAACACGTCAGAAAGTACATGGACAGACGCGGTTTGAAAAGTCGAGTTCAGGCCAACCGGGAAAAAGCGTTTATGTCCCGCATGTACCGCTGGGGCTATGAGCGTGGAATGGTAAAAGGTAACCCCACCAAGGGGGTTAAAAAGTTTAAGGAGACATCAAGAGATCGATATGTGACTGATGCAGAGTACCAGGCTCTGTATTCATGTGCGCCGGACATCGTGAAGATAGCCATGGAACTGGCATACCTTACCTGCTCCCGACAAGGTGACGTTCTCGCAATGAAAAAGAGCCAGATCATGGATGAGGGCATACTGATTAAACAGAGTAAAACCAGTGTTGCTCAGATCAAAGCATGGTCACCAAGGTTTGCTGCAGCTATAAAGCTGGCAGCTCGACTACCCCTTAAGCCGGGCATGAGTAGTATTTTCATCATCCACCAGCCTAATGGTTCAGGCTACACGCGGGACGGGTTTAACAGTCGCTGGAGTGCTGCGCGTGAGGCGGCAAAGCTTAAATTTCCAGAGCTTCTTTTTGATTTCACATTCCATGATTTGAAGGCCAAGGGCGTGTCTGATCTGGAGGGAGATTTGTACGAGAAGAGAACCATAACAGGGCATAAGAACGTGGAGCAGACTGCGGCATATGACAGGAAAATAGTTGTTGTCCCGGTAGTCGGAGGGCAGGCGAAAGTTAAGTAATATTAGGAAGAGGTGTTAGGAATAGTAATTAAGATACAAAAAAACCGCCTCTAAGGGGCGGTCATACGACACTGCTTATCATTGATTTTATTGGTAAAGCGATATGGTGCCCGGGGCGGGACTTGAACCCGCACAGCCTTACAGCCGAGGGATTTTAAATCCCTTGTGTCTACCGATTTCACCACCCG